CAGCGGCATATCGGATTCTCCGATCTCTTCCAGTGTCTCGCCCGTCACTTTGTCGATCAGGTAACCCTTACCTTGCGACATCACGACCTGAGTACCTATCTGACCCCTCAGAATTGCATCTGTCGCCTTTGCGTCTTCTGCCGTCAGAAGCGCATCTTCCATAGTCCATCCGCGCTCATTCACAAGTGCTTGCGCTCGCGCCTGTTTGGCCGGTGCGCCCATCACAAGAGTTTCTAGGATGCCAAAGCCTTCGGCTTCCGGCTTCGCCAAGACAACTTGTAGCTGGTCGGGGGTCAACCACTTCCCGCCAAGGCTATTGATGGCGTCCTCATACCTAGTTCTCCCGCTGTAAACTTCGGCCAATTCTAATGCTTCACCGGCCTTGCCTTCCGCGAACATGGCCTGGACTGCTGCTGCCTGTGTGTCGGACAAGCCCACTACTGCGGCATCAACCCCCGCCTGTGCTGTGTCGCGGTTCGCCAGCATCGTAGCTCTGTCCTCGGCCTTGATAGCTCTGTCTTCCTGTACGCGCCTGTCTTCTTTCAACGCTTGGTATCCACCCAACCCTGTCTCAAGACCCTGCCCAATCGTTGCAAACGTACCGTCCGGGCTGCCCTGCATCATTCGGGCACCAGCTTGCATCATCGACCTACCTATATCGCTCCGCTTACCGCTTCCTTTTTCCCCAATCATCCGACCAAGGAAGCTCTGGGCGGGATCTAATATAGCTCCCGGACCTTCTTCGCCGGTCGGCCTCTGGGCCTGTGCATTGGCAAGGTCGGTAGCCGATTGCAGTATGTTTGTGGACCCCTGGACCCCCTGAACCGCCTGAGTCTCTGCAGCCTGTGGGCCGAACTGACCATAACCAGCCAACGTACTCGGTGCCGCTGGTTGCCCAACACGCGCCCCGAACTGACCTAGTTTAGCGCCCTTGAAGATATCGCTTACCTTCGCGCCTTCGGTTCTGAAAGTCCTTGGAGCGACAGCAGTACTGGTAGGAGTGGGTAGGCGGTTACCAGGGGCAGATATACTACTGAGGTAACTCGTCGCTCCCTTTATAGCAGACGGATTAGGACCACCCCCGCCTATCAGATTCATTCTACCACCGAGAGGTACGCCGCCGGGTGGAAGGTTCGGGCCGAAAAGACCTTGGCCTCGTCCTTTGCCTAACAAGCCCTGTAGTCGGGCCGATTGCCATGCTTTCCCAACTGGCGTGGGGCGCGGTGGAGTGTAAGCCATCAGACGGCCTCTAGCTGGATGCCGAGTACGTCATAATTGACCCAGTAGACGCCGTTTCGGCTTTCAACCGCGTCCGGTCGCTGCTTCATCACCTCTTGGGCCATCACGCCCCTATACCTGTTGTCGCTGCCGAGATAGTTGAACTCGTAGAGGTTGAAGCCGTTCTTCACGCCAGCGTATTTGATGTTGTCCTTCATTCTCACATCACTACCAGCCAAGGCCGCGCCACCCAAGCTGGTGGCTGCACCCAGGATCTGGCCGAATCTGTCGGGCTTACGACCAAACGTCTGCATGGAGCCGCCCGGCATCATGCCCTGTCTCAGGGCGAGTGCCTGTGCGCCACCTTCTTGGCCGCGTAGCCACTGTTCGTAGTCCCAAGCCTGTTGCAGTCTCTCGGTCTGTTCCTGTTGGGCACCCATCCGCTGTAGCTGATCGGCGGCACCGAAGGTAGCGCCCTGCGTCATGCCACCGATATCGGCCAACTGCTGGGCTGCACCTATCTGCTGACCTCTGAACTGACCTTGAGCGTCGAGTCCCAACTCAGCCGCTTGTAGACCAGCAGCTTGATTGCGGGTAGCGGCGTCCAAGCCCATCTGTGCCTGTTGCTGCTGACGCTGAGCGTCGATCATGGCCTGACGGTCGCCACGCTGTAGAGCCGACTGCATATTCTGTTCAGCGATCCGAATCTCGTTCTGCGCATTCTGCATCGCGACCTGTGTTCCAAGCTGTTCGGTCTGCATCCCTGCTTGGGCACCTAACTGCTGGGTCTGCATGGCAGTCTGAACACTAAGCTCCGCGTCACGCATCCGGCGTTGGGCGTCGATCTGAGCTTGACGGTCACCGCTCTGCATCGCTGCGTTTAGGTTCGCCTGGGATGCGGCAAGCGCATTCTGGGCATTCTGGACGTCCACCTGAGTACCTAACTGTTGAGTTTGCATCCCGGCCTGTGCACCCAACTGTTGAGTCTGCTGGGCGGCGGCAAGGCCAAGCCGTGCCTCTTCGGTCTGACGGGCGGCTTCCAACTGCTGCTGCTGGGTGCCGCTCTGCATCACCGCCTGTTGATTTGCCTGGGCAGCGGTCATGGCGTTCTGGGCACCTTGGATCGCGGCTTGTTGCTGAAGTTGCTGCGTTTGCATCCCTGCTTGCGTCCCTAGCTGCTGACCAGCGAGTGCCGCCTGTTGAGCGCGAGCGGCGTCTGCTTCACGGCGCTGCGCCTCCAACTGCTGGCCCTGTAACCCGGCCTGTAGCCCTAATTCTGCACCACGAATGTCGCCAGCTTGAGCCAACTGCTGAGTCTGCATTTGCGCCTGAGTCCCTAACTGCTGCCCTGCCAGTGCTGCCTGTTGGGCACGGGCAGCATCGGACTCTCTGCGTTGTGCCTCAAGTGCCTGACCAGCCATCCCGGTTTGGGCACCTAGCTGCTGAGTCTGCATCCCTGCCTGTTGCTGACGGCCAATATCAGCTTCCATCATCTGGGCTGCACGGTCGAAACCGGCTCCACGGATCGCAGCGACATTACGCTGCTGCGCCTCTAGCGCACCCAAGTCTTGGAGTTGCGCTCGTGCACCGAACGCTCCGGTCCCAGCCTGTTGTGCTTGAAGTTGATTCAACTGACGCTGATAATCCTCTTCTGACTGCGCTATCTGGGCCTCGACACCAGCCTGATTCATGTAGTCTTGGATCGCGGGGCCACCAAGGAACGAAGCACCTCCGAACTCGCCAGGAGCTACGTCACTGACTGCTTGAGTTGTCTGACCCGTAATGGGATCAACCGTAACCTTAGAGTATCCAGTGTCACCGGGACCAGAAATCCCCCTCGGTGCGACCGCTCCGACAGCTCGGGTTGTCTGACCTGTAACCGGATCAATCGTCACACCGGAAGGACCGGAAATATCACGGCCAGTAATACGCTCAACGCCCGCGCCAGTTATGCGAGCAAGCTCTGGTGCCCTTACCTCGCCCAGATCAAACCCTTTCGGATCAGCAATGTCCGTGGCCTTAATGTCATCCTGTGTATCAACGGTCGTTGTCCCAATCTCATCGGCCTCGACACTCCCCACATCATATGCTGATGGCGCAGTAGCTGTACCGATAGCACCGATATCAGTCACATCACCGACCGTTGTCGTGCCAATCGCGGGGTCCGTAATACGCTCAAATGTCGGGGTATCAGGGCCGCGCTCCTCCAACAGACGGCGTGTAGCCAGTGCTGCATCTTCCATCTCGCCCACACCAACGGTAGGCGAACGATCAAGCAAATCATCTCCCCCTTGTCCCAATAGCCCCGCCATGCCTTCGCGTCTATACGGATCTGGTGTCCGGGGGGTGGCGCGGATTGGACCGGGGCCGGGCACCCAACCCGGAGGGGGAGGCTCGGTCTTTGATGGCGCGGAAAGCCCAGGCCCTCCGGTCCCATGGTATTTACCCCCAGGAGCAAAGTCAGCCTCTCTTTGGGCTAGGAGATTTCGATTCTCTTCCATCTGTTCTGGAGTAACACTAGTCGGCCCCTGACCCAACTGCTGGGATGGATCCTGTCCGGGCTGATCGAATTGCCGACTACGAAGCAGAGCTTCCCGCTGTGTCATTTCACCGGACGGCGAGAATCCGACCATTGAGGAGCTACTGGGGGGGGGTGCCGAACCCGGCGAGTATACTCGGCCATCGACGATGGTGGATTTACCCGTAGGATTATCCCATCCACCGGGGCCTGCCACAGGTTGTCCCCTGACATCAGCACTTTTGGTAAGCCCTCCCCCGGTGGTTAGGGACTGGAAGCCGAGATTAGTCTCACCTGGATACCATTCCCCAGGATCTCCTTCCTCATCTAGTTCGGTTGGAAAACCCCCAGGAGGAGTCGTGGGGTGGCGTATATACTGTTGCTGCTGTTGCTGCTGTTGCTGATGTTGCTGCTGTTGCTGCTGTTGCTGCTGTTGCTGCTGTTGCTGCTGTTGCTGCTGTTGCTGCTGTTGCTGTCGCCTCTGGTACTCCTGATCGTATTGAAGTGAGGTTGGAGCCTGCCCGGATGGAGCCTGATAATTCGTGAAGCCAAGATTCTGGGCCTGATACTGACCGGGACCAAGAATAGAGTCTGTTAGATATTTTTGACCCTGTTGCGACATCTGCGACATACCAGGCATCGCTGACGCGCCACCGTATCGCTGCGAGAACGGATTTGTGGCAGCATACCTCTGAGCCTGATTCCACAGTTCCGTTTCGCGAGCTTGAGTTGCCGCATCTTTCTTTTGTTCGCTTTGAAGCTGTAGTTTTTGGTCGTTGCCGCCGCCGCCGCCCATTTTAGTCTCCTAACTCTTTGATGAGCATTACGCGCTTGTGCTCGTAACCGTAGGGCTTTAACACTTTCTCCCAACCCCTACGTCCGAGAACTTCAATGCCATCGCATTCATGTTTTGTCGCATGGTACTCTGCCGCTTCTAGAATGCTGTCGATACTTGATTCCATGTCTCCACCAGCCAGCCAGATACGGAGCATCCGCTTCCGGGGATAGAGAGCAATCCGAAAAACAGATGCACCCTTTCTGGTTGGATAGAAAATAGCATGATTATCTTGTATCTCCCTCAAAACATCGTCTACAGTGTATTCGTTCCCGCTCTGCTCCAGCGCATTAGCCAGAAACGGCTTGCTGCGCTCCCATGCCTCAGTAAACCCAGCCTGCTCGGTCGAATTCATACCGATGTCGTCCCCAAAACACCGGCATCGGTTACCGTAACAGAATACCGGGTTCCGTTGGCACTGACCAGGATAAGGCGCTCATCATTCGCCAAATCGACATCCTCGAAGTGCTTGAAGTTGGACCTATCAGCGTTTTCCAAGCTCAGATTTCTGGCTGTCTCCCGTTCTTGGTCGTACTGGGCATCTGGCGGCGATAGACGCAGCCGGATGACACCTGATGCGCCCGATATCGTCACCGTTTGCCCCCAGGCTGTAGCTCCAGGCGCGGGATGCCCACGCGCCACGCATTAGCAGAGCCACTAGTACATTTCATACGTACCGTTCGTCCCGTGAAGCGCACCGAGGTCGGCGCGGCCATCGTGTACGGCCCGTGCGTGGTATCGCTATCGGTCGGATACAGCCGCGTATAGAAGGTGGTCGTGATATCGGAAAGCGCCGTTACATCGGGTATCAAGCTTGTAGCCGACAGCACCCTATCACCATTGCCGAGCTGGATCGGCCCAGATTCCACATACGGCACCTGTGCATCTTCGCCAGTATCCTGATAGACGCCGCCAACCTCATGCTCGTAGGGATTGCCACTAGAGTCAAAAAGGATCGGCTGTGCGAAGATGCCACGACTCGTTACCGCAGTACGAGCCAACGTGCCGACTGCCCAGTGCTTCTCTTCGTAGTTATAGCTGATGTAAGCATCTACTTCGGTGCCGGTGCCTGGATAGAACCAAACCACCTCACTGAAAAGCGCGTTGTGCCACGCGACCACCTTCGACGACTGCGCTTCATTCATCTGGGTGATGATGTAGTCCTCGACATCGCATGGAATCGAACGCACGTAGCCATCATATTGGAAAAACCCGTTGGCGGATCTGCCCATCCAGTAGGCCGTATTCCCGGCCACTGCCACAG